ACATCATACCCATAAAAAGCAGGTTGACGGTTTATACACACACCAGCGACCAAATCTATACCTGTTGTGTTAGCTGGAAATACATACACACGCATTAGCGTGGTTCGGCGCAATAGTTGACGTAATGAGGTGATTGTTTCTCCCATATACACCAGGTTCAATTCTGGTGCTGGCGAGTTCTTATCAAAAAGTTCTGAGCACTCGGGCGCCCCATATTTCTGTTCACTCTGAATGGGGAACTGGGTGAAATCCTGGGGTGCCTCCTGTGGGGCATTGACTTCAAAATCGTCACCCGCACGTACAGATGCCAACACTATGATGTCTGCAGATGACACAGGTGATGTTTGTTCGGTCAATATTGTCACAGTCATCATGCCATTATCTGTTAAGTCGGAAACTGCATCTATTGTTCCAGATCCGAAGTTGACGTCAGTGATTTCACTATCAGTCGATAGGAATGAAGTATGTGCCAAGTAAGGCACACAAATCTCAATTTCTGGTTCTTCCGCAATATCTAAAACATAGGTATAATTGCTCTCCATCGCTGGTGGGGCCACGCCCAAATTGGCATAAGGATCCCACTGAAACATCAAACGTCCTCGATGGTAGCGAGAGCATATGACTCTAAAATGATATACTAGCGAACCACGCCACCAAGAAAATAGTCGCGTAAAATGGTGAAGGGGAGTTGCCTGAACAACACGACCCGTAGTAATACCATCTACACGAAATATACTTGGGGTGACATTTAATTTATAGATCTGAGAATTTGGCGCTCCCGCAGCGGTCCAAGTAAATTGATCGAAAAAGGATTCTTTCATAAACAAATGTTTCAACAGAGGCTCGTCTTGACCAGATAAACCGGCTACTCGAGGGTCTATCGAAAGCTCACACTTGGGATCCAATGTAAGTTTATCAATCGGTTGACTGATTTCATTGGAAGCAAAGGCATGAAATGGTACATCCTTAAACGGTACGACATCTGAAACCACCGGTACATTGGTGTAGCCAAAATAAGAGGCGACTCCCGCTACAGTATTCGCAACCATTTCAGTCGCTCGCGCATATAATCCTATACCCGGAACGTTGCTCAAGTAGCCAGCTGCCCGGGATATCGCTGAAGCAGGTTTAGATATTATCCCATCGTGCATATATTCTTCGTTGGTAATCGGGCCCTTTCTTCTGGCCATCTGGATTTCAACACCGTGAAAACGCAAAACCTCGCGAATATCTTTCTGCAATTTCCTCATCCTTTTCATTTCTCTCTCTAACTGTTTCAATGCTGCTAAAGCCTTGACCTTAACATAGTCCCATTGAGGATCGGCGACATCGACTTTTTTGAATAAATCGACCGAGAGATCTTCTTTGGGGGGTCCAGCAATCTTTCCAGATTGCAAGGCAGCGAAAACCGTAGGTCCGCAAAAGCGGACATCTTCGGCCCAAGCCATAACCTGTATGGTACAATTGGACCCTGCTACTGAGTTAGCATTGATCAGAGGCGTGAAAGAAAAGAATCTCAATTGACCCATATCCAAGAAATCTTGAATTAGGCCAACCTTTATCCAATCCTTATTAAGGAAGAAAGGCAACACCATTTCACCTCCCTGATTGGTTTGTGGATAAATCCACACATGGGGCCGTTGGGATAAAGGAACATGATGTCCCGTGTACCCTACAACTTCCACGATCTCACCCGGCTTCAGTAGGGGTAGAGGTTGGTAAGAGGCCATAGCAGCTCCATAATAAAAAGGAGAAGCATTTATAACAATCTTGATATGCAAATTGCAACTTAAGAAAGCAAAATTTTCCAATTTATTTTTAATAACAGGGTTATTAAAATAGAGCGCCCATGGTCGTATAATCGAACTCAAACCAGAACCCTCAACCCAATTTATGGTATCAATGATTACTGGACGAGAAAGAAATTCAGAAAGCGATGCATCAACAGTGTAATTATCATAAAA